GTGCTCTCCGGCGTGTTGTCCCTCGCGAATAAGTTCGTTGGCGAAATCAAAGGCCACTTCACGCTCGAAGAGGGTGGGCCGGACTTCGCTGGGTTGTTTGTCGAAAAGAAGAACTTCCGTCCACGCACGATGGACGACGGGACACCGTTCCTGTTCCAAGCCTTGTTTGCGGAGCACTGCATTCCGTTGGATGACGGCAAAGCGAGTGAGTTCCAGACTCCTGCTGTCAGCAATCGCCAGAAAGAACCGACCGTCTTCTCGGCATCTATCGAGCAGTCGTTGACAGGTTTCCACGTATGCGTCCTGAAGTTGGACGACGTGGTCACCAACGAAAACTCTCTGACGGTTGAACGGCTGAAGGCCGTCAACAAGCAAGTCAGTATCAACCAAGCTATGTTGCACCCGTATGGGTTCTACGACAAGATTGGGACGTGGTACGACGCAGAAGATACCTACGGCCAAGACATCAAGGCCGCGAAGATGTACGAGGAAGAGGGTGAAGTCTGCCCGATGAAGATTTACCTGCGACCCGCGTGGTGGCCGAACGAAGCCGCACGCAAGGCAGGGAAAATCGAAGAAGAGATGACGAAGGCCGACTACGGCTTGTGGTTCAACGTCGAGGGCCAACTCACCTACGAATTCCTCTATCACAAGAAGAAGACCGACCCGTACTTCGCAATCAAGTACCTCAACGACCCCACGCAGATGCACGTCATCAAGCTCCCGCGTGAGATGCTCATCCGTAACACGGTGAACGCGGTTGAGGTTCCCGGCACCGGGATGATTGTGACGTGCGTGGACACTGCCTACTCGACGAAGTCGTGGGCGGATTACACAGTCATCATCACCGCACTGATTAGTCAGGGGCGATTCTACATCATAGACATGTCGCGAGGCCGCTACGACGAGTACACTCTCCCGGCCATGATTGCGGCAACGGCTCAGAAGTGGAAACCTAAACGGGTTTGCATCGAAGAGACGGGAGCTATGAAGTACGTTCAGCGTGAAGTCTATCGCGAGATGGACAAGCTGAAGTGTCGTGCCCCGATTGAGTTAGTGCCCCTCGGCCAAGGCTCGAAGAAGAACTCGAAGCAGATGAAGGCAGGACCAGTCCTTCGATTCCTTGGTGACGACCGACTGAAGTTCGTGAATACGTGCCCGTCGCTCGAAGACCTCTACGACGAACTGTCGAAGTTCGGAACAGCGGCCAGCACGCATGACGACATCGTGGATGCTCTCGCGATTCTCGTCAACACATTCTCCAGTTACGCGGACATCGACGCCAAGATGCAGGCCGCTTCGCTCGACTACACCCCGGACCCCAAGGGCAAGTCGTTCTACGACCAAGTCTACGGGTTAGGCAAGTACGACAAGTACAACGCCATCAATCTTGCTCAAGAATTCCCTGAGCAAGCCCCGGACACTCTCGCGAAGCAAGCTGCTGAAGACGCACTTTACATGGCGAATGACCCGCTTGCGGACCTCTTAGGGTAGGAAGGATTGCGATGGAAGCGACACAAGTTGCAGCACCACAGCCCGATGGCAATCCGAACGCGGTCCTGACAGGCCAAGACTTCAAGAACGACGGCACCCTGAAAACAATCGGAGGCGAACTTGCCTTGGTTGTGCAGAGTGCCGCCCAAGCCAAAGCATACATCGCGAATCGCCAGTGGACACTACTCTGGCGAGATGCCGACCTCCTGTATCAAAGCCCGCGTCCAATGACGGTCTACGAGAACACTTACGTTCTCGAACCGAACGTTCAGCGGTTCACGGTCGCGAAGGTTGTCAACGCTGTTGTGCCTCAGCTTTACAAGGGTCTGTTCTACGATGACCCGCCAATGTTGATGCGGCCTCGCCCCGGCACTTCTCAGGAAGTTGTCGATGCGAAGACCTCACTGTTCTCGTTCATCCTTGACAACTGCGAATTCAAGACGCAGACCAAGTGGGGACTCGAACAGATGGCGTTCCTCGGAACGGGCATCTTCAAGTGGGGCTACGACTGGAAGGACATCCTTACCTACAAGCGTAAGGCGACTGTCCACGAAATTACAAGCGGGGAGCCGGGAGCGGAAGCAACGATTCGTATTCCGTCCGACGTTCCTCCTGACATCACTGAAGAAGTGATGACCGTCCCGATGCCATTCTTCTACTGGCGTCCGATTGACAAGGTGCTCGTTGACCCGCAGTTGTGGGTCGCGGACATCCGGCGTGCAGCGTGGGTTGTCGATGTCCAGTACATGGACTTCTACCAACTCAAAGCGTTGAAAGACGCGATTGAAAACGCCATCAAAGACGGCGAGACGGGCAAAGCAATTCAGGGCTGGACCTTCCCGACAGAAGCGTCATTGAAAGCCCTCTGGGAGAAGCCGGGAACAAACGCGGCGACTCTCGAAACGGAACAGGCGACCTACATCGACGGCGTTGTACATCACGCTGAGAAAAACAACATCAAGGTTTCGCCGGACCCGTTCCGCAAGAAGCTGGAGATTCTGGAGTATTGGGACAAGGGCCGCAAGATTGTCGTCCTCAACCAAGAGCATGTAATTTGTTCGACCGAGAACGAGTTCAAACGGATTCCGTTCTTGAGTGCGAACTGGTGGAACCGTCCGCGTGCATTCTACGGCATGGGTCTCGGACTCATCGTCGGCCAGAACCAGCGTGTGGACCAAGGCACCATCAACGCCATCCTCAAAATCCTGAGCTACGGCGTCAACCCAATTTATCTCCGTAACCGCGAAGACAACGCACCGACCCAAACGATTCGTACGGGTCTGGGCAAGATTCTCTCGGTCACGGACACTGAGAAGTCGTACAAGCTGATGGAAACCCCGAAGGTTCCCGGCGACATCTGGGCTGCACTGAAAGAGAGCGAGACGGCAACTGAATCGTCCTCTGGAGCAGACCAAACGCTCGTTCAAGGGTCTTCAGCAGGCCCACGCTCCGGCATGGGTCGGTCAGCAGCGGGTGCGAACATCATGGCAGGGGCTTCGGCCACTCGTCTTGATGGTCCGCTCGACAACTTCATCGAACAGGTATTCAAACCGTTCCTTGGCATCATCGACATGCTCGTCTTCAACGTCATGTCCGATGCAGCCATCCTGCACATCCTCGGCAACGAGATGGGCACGGACTTCCTGAAGGGCTTCAGCATTCAGTCCTTCCACGACTCGCAGATTGAGTACGAGGTTCTCGCTGGTTCGTCTCTCGCTGCAAAGCGAACGATGGCACAGTCGATGGTCATGCTCACGCAGATTCTCGACAATCCACAGATTCAACAGAGTCTCGCGGACATCAACCAAGAGTACATCGACTTCAAGCCAATCATCAGCATGTGGCTCGAAGCGTCGGAATGGAAGAACAAGAACGACATCATCAAGAAGATGACGCCTGCAATGATTCAGCAACGCCAACAGAACTCGAAGGCGGCGTTGATGCAGCAGCAAGTCCAAGCGAAGCAGCAGTCAGAGTCGCAGAAATTCCAGCAGAAGCAACAGTTGGAAGACCAAGCCTCTGACAACCGAATCAAACGCGACATCACTCGCGAGGCCGCGAAAGCGTCTGGCCTGAGTGAAGCGGTTGAGGGTGAGCCGAGTCCGGGTGGGCTGCAAGGGCAGTTGCCACAAGTTGCGTAACAATGATGTGAGGCCGGGATTATCATTGGTCCCGGCCTCGTAGGGTTATCGGAGGAGACATGAGCGAGGAGAAGCACAAGGCTGCGGCTCGTGCATGGTATCACCGAAACAAAGAAAAGGCACGAGCGGCCAAGAAGGAATGGGAACAAGCCAATCCTGAGAAGGCTGCGTCTCACGCTCGTAAGTCTTTTAGGAAATCGCAAGGCGTAGCAAATCCTACCGGGGAAACTCGAACGGGTGTTTGTGACATCTGCGGAGAAATTAAAAAGTTGTATTTCGACCACGACCACCAAACGCGTAAGCATCGCGGGTGGCTTTGCAACTATTGTAACCTTTGGCTTGGATGGTTTGAAAAAGCGAAGGTGCGTGGAGTTTTAGAACGAACCATTGAGTACCTTAAATCGGAGGGGACGTGCTGAAAATCACTGAAGACATTAAGGGACTTGATATGAGTTTCGAGTTGACTGAGCGACAGGTTGCGATTCTCGCAGCCGCCGTCAAGCAGGAATGGTTCGACATCATCCAGAAAATGATGGAGAACGAAGTCAAGATGCTGAACGTCAGGCTCATCAACACAGAGACCGCGAATCCGAACGAGATTCTGGCAAACCACGCGATGGCGAAAGGTGCTGGGATGTTCTACATCGGATTCATCCAACGGCTGCAACACTTGCTTCAAGTTGAAGCGTACAACGCTCAAGCCATTGGAACGCCGGAGAACCCGGAGCAGCCGCCGTACCCGATTGAGTTCGCAGGGCAGGCGTTCGCAGATGAAGTTTCATGAAGACTCCCGCACAAAGGGTGCTGGAGTGGAGTCGCTCTCACCCGGAGCACATGCTGTGGATTCGGGCCAAGCGACGAGCCGCAAAGATGAACGTCCCGTTCGACATCGAGAAATCGGACATAGTCATTCCGAAGTTTTGTCCCATACTTGGAATCGAAATGGCCTACGGAGTCGGCGGCGTCAAACCCAACAGTCCCTCGCTCGACCGCATCGTACCCAGCAAAGGGTATATCAAAGGGAATGTTTGGGTGATTAGCTTCAAGGCGAACACGATAAAGAACGACGCGACTCTGGAGGAGCTAGAGTTGCTCGTGAAGGCTTTGAAGAACATGAGTTTTGGAGGAGACTAACATGGCATTGACCCTTTTGGATATTGAAAATCTGTCTTCGGCGGAATACGCCAAGAAGATGAACACCGACCCCGCATTTGCTGCGGAGGTCAACGCACTTCTGAAGAACCCGCCACGCAATCCTGTGGCGTCGAGCGTTCCCGTTGAGGAGACTCCGGCAGAAGTAGCTCCGGTCGCGGCATTGCCCGCCCCGGCTCCGGCACCCGCTCCGGCCCCTGTGGTCGATGAGGTTCCTGAGAAGCGATACGAGTGGCAACCGACGGACGAGAACGACCGCCCGCTCGGAGGCCGACAGGTCATCCTATATCGCACAGAGCAGGAAAAGTTCGACAAGGTCATCGCCGCGAACAACCTGCTTATTCGCCAACTCCGCAAAGTGAATCGGGAGAAGGCACTCGGTTCGACGGAAGATGTCCCGACCGATGCAGAGAGATTCCAGAATGTCACGGAGTTCAAACCTCGTGAGTTGTCAGCAGCCGACCGCTTCAAAATTGCGGAAGGTCTGACGAACCCGGAGACATTCGCAGACGCACGCGACCAGTTGATTGAGTCCGCGTTCGGGGTCACACCCGCAAAGTTGGCGTCTACACTGAATGAAACGCAGCGATTCATCATTCAGCAACGTGCTGTCGAAAACTACATCGACTTCGTCAATGCGACGGGAGTCTATGACAGCATGAACAATCGTCAAGTCCTGACAGGTTGGCTGGGCAAGCGAAACCTCGCTCCAACCGTCACAAATTTTCAAATTGCCCTGAACCAGTGTCGTCAATCTGGATTGATTGAAGATGCTCCTGTTGTGCAGCAGGTAACACAGCCGACCCCGGCTCCCGCTCCTGTAGCGGAAGTGCCCGTCGTGCCCGTGGTAACGGAGCCAAATCCGCAGGCTCCAGTTGCAGCAACCCCCGGATTGGGGTCAGAGCCGCAGCCGCAAGCAAAGCGTCATAGTCACGTACCCTCTGGTCTGAATGCGTCAATCGCTTCAGCAGCAGGACCATTGGTCCCTGTGGAGGGAAGTTCGGTGACTCTTGAGACTATCGACAAGATGCCCGCAGAAGTATTCAAGCAGTGGATGAAAGTCCCTGCGAATCGTGCGTTGAACGAAAGACTCGAACAAGAGGCCGCAACGCGGCGTCGTTCTCGTCATCTCAGTCAGTAGTCGAACAACTAAGGTAGAAACACTATGAGTTTTTCTCCGGCTGGCAATCAGCTTTCAAACCTGCCTCAGTCCACGGTGAAGTATTACGACAAGCGGTTCCGTGAGAACCTGAAGGCCAACACCCCGTTCGTGCGTTGTGCAGAGCGTCTCGACCTGCCCATGAAGTCCGGTAACCAGTACGAAATGTTCATGTACGTGCCTCTGGCAGCGAACACGAACCAGACGACTGAAGGAACCGTGGGTTCGTCCCTGTCTGTCAGCGTGCTGACCACGACTGCGACAATCGGTGAGTACGCCGACTACGCGAACTTCTCTTCGCTGTCTCTCGCAACCGCGATTGACTCGACCGTCGAGAACGTCGCGAAGGAAATGTCGTATCGCCTTGGCGAGTCCCTCTCGGCCCTCGTCCGTGCAACCGCCGACGGTGCATCGAGCATTGATGCCAGCGTCCTCGTGCAGCTTGCTGCATCGAGCACGGCCAGCTTCACCGCTCTGTCCCTGAGCCAGATTCGTAACAGCGTCCAGTCGCTGGCGGGTCGCTCCGTGCGTCCGTTCGACGAAGCAAGCAAGGCATTCGTTGGCGTCATCCATCCGTTCGCCCTTGGCGACGTGCTGGCTGACAACAGCAACGACTCGCCCATCGACATCCTGAAGCACACCCCTGTGGGTCAGGCAAAGATGGACGAACTCGTGAGCGTTGACCTTGAGGAAGTAATCGAACTGCCGTCCACTGGCGTTCACTTCTTCCAGACCAACCTCGTGACGAAGACCTCGAACTACAAGGGCGTCACTGGCCTGTCTGCTCTCCGTACCTACATCTTCGGTAAGGACGGAATCTTCGCTATCAACCTCGGTGCCCAGAACGACACCAGCTTCGGTGATGGCGATTGGCGAAACATCAAGTGCAACATCGTTCAGAACGCTGAACCGACCGTTGCCGACCCGGAAGGTCTGATTCCGGGGTGGACGAGCTACCGTGTTCACTTCACGACCTCGCTCGGTCCTGACACCACGATTCGTATGCGGCAGATTGACGCTGCTTCCGCAATCAGCTAATCGACGAAGCGAAGGGGCGGTCACCCGCCCCTAAGTCGATAGCACCGCACGCGGAATTTTGAGCGTGTAAAGATAGGAAGATTCGCATGGCAAATCCAAATCCTCAGCACACCCCGACCGACGGTCTGGGCGTAGCCGCGTACGTGACCCTCAGCGGGTCCAGCGGAAGTTCGGTCATCCACAACTCCAGTGGTGGGGCGAACAAGAGCAACGGTAACAACGGCCAGGGTATCGGCCCCGGCACCGCTGCATCTGGTTCTTTCCCGGTCGCACAGTATTCGCTGACGTTGAGCGTTTCGGCGGCTGGTGGGTACGCCTCGTCTCTGGCTGTGACGGCTGCTCTGAAAGACGTTAGCAACTCTGCATACACTCCGGTGGGCACCATCGTTGCGAAGTCCTACAACAACCCGTCTGCTGGAAGTCCGGCGTGGTACAACCCAAGCAACTTCGCGGGTTACTCCGCTGACGTTGCGTCTGTTTCGGAGAGCGGCGTGTCGTCTAGTAACGAAGTCTTTACCATCACGGCACTGAACCCCGGACAGGCAATTGTCGAGTGTCAGTTCCCAACGTTCGATAACACGAACGGGGATTACTCTCAGACAGGCAACCCGAAGGACATGATTTACGTTCAGGTGGTTGTGACCGTCATCCCGTAAGGGAGACGCAAGAATCAGAGGCCGCTTGACAGTTAAACGCTGTACAAGCGGCCTTTATTTTTATCTCTGGAGGAGATATGGAAAATCAGGAGAAGGACCAAGTCATTGCGTCTCTCATCGAGTCCAATGACAATCTGCGAGGCGAGTTAGCCCAGCTTCGCAACAACAACCGCATTCTGCGTCGTGTGCATAGTGCCCTGCGTTCGGCCAACCAAGCGTTGCGGAACCAAGTGGCGATTGCCCAGCAGAACGACGAGTTGTTCAAAGAGTTATGCACAGAGGGGTCTTATGGCAAGGTCGCAAGCGACGT